GATGTCATGGCGTTGTGCAGAGTGGTTTATGAACTTAGAAGACCCGACAACACAGCAGTCTGCATTTGTCTCCGTTATCATGGGTGTTATGACAGGTGTGTACGGTATTTATTTGGGTAGAGAATCAAGGGGTAAGTAATGGTATTTGACCACTCCCAAAGAACATCTGAAGAACAAGCAAGAGAGAACCGCAAAATGAAATACAATCGTGAGGCTTTGATTGACCAGCTAATCTTGCATGAAGGCATGGAGTTACAGGTATACAAGGACCATCTTGGTATTGATACGATTGGCGTGGGACGCAACCTCGAAGACCGTGGCATTACAGATGGCGAACTTGCTTTTATGAACATGCTTAAAACAGAAGTGTACGAACAGGGCATAACAGAAGCTCACGCTCGTTTTCTGCTAGCTAACGACATCGACATAGTAGAGAAGGAGTTGTCTAATGCTCACCCATGTATTTCTGGAATTGGCGACGTTCGTAT